ACTTCCATAGTACAAAGTTAAAAAAAGGGGCGATAAGAATACCGCCCCCCAAATATACACTTTAAAAAAACAACACCTTAGATTGCACCGTAGATTGCGGCAGTTGGTTGGAACTGAAGAAGTTCACAACGAGCTTCGCAACGGAAGGTAATCAAGTTCTTGATGAAGTCATCTTGATCAAACTCAGTAGAACGTACATTCAAACCAGATTGTTGAGCAATGGCGAACTTGGTAGTGTCCATTACATACATCCTTGAAGCAGTTACCAAAGAATGAGGAATAACAGGAATACCAAGGATTCTTACGTTACCATTGTTGTCAATAACCATTCCACCAGGAAGTGAATAGTCATTTGGCTTGGTTTTCAACAAAGCAGCCCAACCGGCATGAGTAATCAAAGAAAGATTCGGCATCCAGTTCAAAGCACCCAACTGAGCAACATAATCAATGAACTTCTCAGCGGTGTTAGCACCAGAAGAAGAACCTGCAGTTGCAGAAGATGCAATGGCGTTCAGATAATAAGTATCTTCTGCCCTTTGGAAATCCTCAATCAAAGACTGCTGAAGATATGCTTGCAAGAATGGCAAATCATCAATCATCTGACGGCTTACTTTAGCGTAACCTGCGATGAAAGAAAGAGCTGTGTTTACAACTGTTACATCGTAATCAACTTGAGGCTTTGCAGAACCTTCAGTTTGCTTACCGAAAGAACCTTCACCTACTGGAGTGTTACCACGAGGGAAAGAAACAGAACCGGTAGAAACGGGGATGATGTTGAATACAGAACGCAGATGTGGGTTTACATAAGACCTCAAATAAGAGTTATCAACATAAGAGGTATAAACAGAACCAGTCAGGTTAGTACCGATGGTCATTGTTTGTACAGCTTTGGCATCCATTTCGTAGTTGAAACCTTTACCATTGCCACGAGCAGCGGCTTTAATATCGTTCCATCCTTTCTCAACAGCATTACCAATCTCGTTCTTAATGTTCATGATATGCTCACCATAAGAAGTTGCTACTTTAGCAGTTTCTTTAGCTTGCAACTTTCCGAAAGCAGCTTTAGCTTCAAGAACTTCGTTCCTTGCTTCAGCAGCAGTCTTGTTAGCTTTAACCAACTCATCGTTGATTTGCTCAATCCTTGATTCGAAAGCCTTTGCAGCTTTCTCTGTGTTGGCAGCAACTTCTGCCTTCTGCTCAGCCAATTTGGCTTCAAGAGCAGATTCAAACTTTTTTAAATCTTCCATTTTAATTTTAATTTAGAATTTTCTTAATATTGATATAAGTGATTGCTCAAGCTCCTCGTTATTCTTTTGCTGCACAGGTGTATTTTCAACTGCCTGTGTGCTACTCGCCTTCTCAATCGCTTGCGCCAATTGCCTAACTTTAATTAGGCATAGTTCAATTGTCTCATCAGTTACATCGCTGTTTCTGATAAACTTCTCAAATGTCTTAATTTGTTCTTGTATCTTGGTACATTCCTCCAAACTTTTTATCCCCAAAATTGGTGTATATTCATTTGCACCCCAAGCTGTAAGGCTTGATCCCTCAAAAAGCATAACCTCGTGTATCTCATTTGCCTCTGCACCTTTCTGCTCTCTCAAAGTCCTAAAACCAATTGAATGCTCACCAATCAACCCACTCTCAACCATTTTGATAAAGTCTTGGCCAAGCCTATGCGTTCCAACTTGTGAACGATAGTACAGACCATAACCATCTTCCTTCAACTCAAGTATCTTACCAAGTGGTTGGCTTGGGTCATGGTTCAATAAATGCTTTACCCTTCCCTTTGCCTCTGGCCCCCAATCTTGAATTGAACGCTTGAACGCACCTGGCATCATTATATCGCCATCAGAGTCAACCATTCCGAATGCAGAGAAATAACCACTTACCTCGCCTTTTTTTGAGTCAACATCTTTTACGTTTGCCTCAAATGATTTGTAATTGTATATCATACTTTTTTTATTGTCAATTTGATTTAATTTTCTAATTGCCCACTCAATTCCTGCGTCTCCACCCCATGCATCCCACATGATGCCACCACAACCCTCTGAGTATGGCACATCCTTGTTTTGTTGATGCCTTTTAAAAGATGCCATCCTTGCAATGGTATCTCTGCTTATTCTTTCCCTACTTGCCAATTGATTTGCTCTTGTCCAACCCACAGGAGTTCCACAATCGCTACCATTTTCCTCTTTATACTTTAATGCCCTTTTTGCATTGTTGGTTGCTGCTTCTGGGTAGTCATTGTAAGTTTCTTCTTTGTAATTCTCTGGTTCTTCCTTCTCATCTTCTTCTTGAGCAAGATAGGCAACGTAAGCGCGTTCTGCGCTTGCTCTTGATGTGTACATACACTCACCATCTCCTATCCTAAATTTTCCGTCACCGCAACTATATATCGGCATTATTACTGTTTTAAAATTAACCTACCATTGGCATCACGTTTTGGAATAAATCCAACCGTACACCTACAATTTATAGTAAATCCTTTAGGACTCTTTGGGTCACCAGGTATCTCAGCGACAACCGGCCTCCCAACTTTATCCCTACTGGTGAAGTTCTCATCAAATGCAACTATCTGCCCATCCATATCCCAATGATCGTAAAAGTCTTTGGGTATCCTTCTTGTCCGACTATCTCTTGTTGCAATCCAAATCTTGTCAACCAAGAAGTCATGCTTGCTTGCACCAATAAACGCAGCATAATTACTTGCCCTCATCACTTCAGTCCTCGCTATCCTTGTTGCCCTCATTTTGGCATAACCAAGCTCCTCATCCTGCATTATTAATTGCGCTATCTCATCACTACTCAACCCCTGCGCAATGCCAAGCGAAATAATTGTGTCAATCTTAACTTTAGTAGTATTGGTCATGTTGGCAACCAATTGTAGTCCAAATTTAGTTAAAAAAGTAAGCATCTCATTAACCCAATCTAAATTTAAGCCAAATGGATTGCTTGCCTTCCTACTCATTATCCCAACTGCCCTATAACTCGCATTGCCGAAAAGTATTGCAGCTTCTTTGTAAAGTTCCTGCATAATAGTAAACATCTCCTCGTTCCACACATAAGTACCCATCATGCTCCTTGTCGCTTCTGGGCCGTTCTTTTTGAGCATCACAATAAACCGCTTCATGTCCTTGTCAATCGCGTTAGCAAAAAGTGCAATATACTTGGCATCAAGTTGGTTTCTCAACCTCTCCACTTTCAACCAATATTGCTCTCGCTGCTTCGCGTTCATCTTCAAGTCTTTTTTTGTGCCATAACCGAAGTTTGGCCATCATCATTTGCTCAGTTCGGCATTTCCTCTCCGACTCCATCTTGGGATGCAGAGTCATCACCATTGACCATATCATCTCGTCCGTTGTCGTTGCTGTCATCTTCATCTTCTTCCGGTTGAGTCATAACCATACCTGGTACTGTTAAATCCATTCCTACTTGGTCAAGCCTTACAAGTCCACCATTTACATATGAATATTCATAAGCACCTTCTTTCTCTGAGTAGTTCATCGCTACACGCTTCTCATCAAAGGTCAACCAGTTTGCATCACGAAGTGAGCGTGTCATTCTCTCCATGTCTTGTTGCATCTCTGGCAATGCCGTAATATCAAAATCAATATACAAGTCCTCACCAAACTGAGGCACTAACCATTTGTTCAACTCATCACGCAATTGGCACAACTTTGGCACAATTGTATTGGTAACGAGATCACGCATTGCGTTTTGGTAGTTGTTGTAGCTTGATGTGTCTGTGTCGAACAACACAGCAGGCAAACCGAACACCCTACACCATTGATGCATGGACATCTGCATTGTCTTGACTAACTCCATGTCAACACTACTCAAACCAAAATTAAGATAGTCCCAAGGTGTTTGAAGTACATCAATCCTTCCTTTGTTTTGTGTACCATTCACATCATCGTTTAGTTTCCTCTTGATAATGTTGGCTTGCTCAAGTGATGGTTGAGCAGAGATTGAACCTACTACCTTTGGCGTTAGTGCGCCCTTTGCTCCACCATTGAACGCCATCATCGCAGATGCATCAGCAGCAGCGTTGCTCATGCGCAGGGTCTTGTAAGATGCACGCAAAGGTGATAGACCTCTAAGGTGTGACCTTGTACTTGAGTTAAAGTCTGGATTCCATGTTTTCCATTGGCACACTCTGCTTTTCTCTATGTCAATACCTTGGTCAACCATTAGTTTATATCCAAGGATGCCATATAAGTCATTTGGGTCAGGGTATATGTCAATGAACTGCGTTGGCAGAACGAACATCTCCAACACCTTGTCACCGCTTATTCCCATGTTGCCATAGATGTTACCCTCACCAGAAAGGAAATGGTAACCGATTAGGTTCTCAAGGAACTGATCCTGCGCTTGAGATGGGTTAGGTCTTTCCAAGAGTTTAGAAAGAGGAGTGTCCATCACTACATTCTCGGAGTAAGCGTTCTTCCTTGCAAGTATGGCTTGCTCGTATGCACCTTGCCCTGCTTGCAATCCACGAGAGAGTTGCTTGTAACGCATGAGTGATGTCTTTGCTTTTTCGCCATTGTTCAAGCGATACACATACCAAGGAATACTTGCTGACTTTCGTGCAAGAAAGCTGACAATGGCATACACATCAGCATTGCCGAGGTAGCCATCCATCACATAAGACTCTTGATTGTATTGTTGTAAGACCGCACCATTTATACCTTGAAACGAAGGAGGAACATTCTGCTTTGGACTCAACCCCTTCTTCTTACCAAAAATATCAAATAGACCCATTTTTATTTATATTGCCCCCCAAGTTATCTTAGGGATTGTTAACTTACTAAAAATGCTATAACGCAAGGCATCAAGTATGTGGTCACCAAACTTTACCGGTGAATCAAGTTTATTGCCATTTCTATCGGTTTTCCACCGATAATTCTTCAATTCCTTTAGTAAATTTACACTATCTTGCTGAATAAACAAGGGAGTGCCTTTTATAGTCCTAATTCCCTCAGTCACATCTTTATTTGCGTGCTTGGCATTAAACCCATTTCTCACCAACTCCTCAATGGTCTTTGGCTCTGCTGCATCGCAAAATATCTCATCGTTGGGGTCAATATTAAGAACCTTTAGCCTATCTACCAAATCATTTGTGGTCAACCTGGTTTCATAGAGCAATTCCTGCGCGTATGCAGCACCCTCAACGAACATAACCTTGACTAATGCACTTGGCACGTTAAACCCAAAATCAAGTCCATATACAATCTCACCATCCTCTGGCATTTGCTCGGTAGTTCGGTAGTGGGTATATATCAAGT